TAATAAGGATTTACGTTTAAATTAGTCTTCTGTGGCATTTTTTAGAATTCCAGTATAATTTTGATGTCTTCTTTTTGTCTCAAATTCCTAGAAATACTAGGTCTGTTATCAAGATAAATTAATTGTCCTGACCCTTTATTTATTTCAGGTGCTGCTAACCCAGATGTAAAGTTTACACCAAGGTTGATTAACTTTTGTCCTGTTGGATTCGTTGTAATTCCAGTAAATCCCTGGAAAATTGACCCCAAGAAACCAGAACTTTGTCCACTAATAGGGTTAGATGAAGATTCGAAAGCATATGCTCTACCGTTAGTAGAGATGCCAACATAATCTTTCTGATCAAACGTTGACTGATTATAATATAGTGATCTATCTTGGAAATACTTCAAGACCATTGTTTCAGTATCATAAGATGCTACATAACCAAATGCTTTACCAGTTCCACCAGCAAGAGTCTGTTCAATTTTTTCTCCAACAGTTGGAGTTCCTGTTATAGATGAGAATTTAACTGAAAAAAGTCCTGTGAAAGTATTATCAGTGTAAATCGTATCAGTTCCTACTGCAGTTGGATTCTTTACGATTCCAACCTGAGCAAAACTTGTATCAATTGGAAAATCTTTCGTCGAATCATCAAAACGTGCATAAACTAATACTTTATCTGCACCTAATTCGGTGTAAATATCATATCCATGACCTTTTGATGGTGGAACAACAGGAATTAATTTTGCACTAGTTCCAGTAGTATTTGAATTTATAGATCCAAGATCTACTAGTGCGTAACTATAATTACTTCCACCAGATGTTACGATGGTGTCAGTAATCTTTCCACCAACAACATCGACACGAACTTTTCCACCTGTACCATCACCAATAATATCAACCTCTTGTCCTAGTCCACTTGCATAGTTGTTTCCACCATCTTCGATGAAAACTGTTTTAATTTGATTTAAATTGACATCAGAGTTACCAGACTCTCTCATTGCTCTGATTTGAGCATCAGTTGATGTTGCCCAAGAGTTTGGTACAGTAATGTATTCTGTCGAGTCAAATTTAATAATATCGCTAGGAGAAACTGTAAACAGATACTTCCAAATATATCCGTCACCACTAGTTCCTGGTTTAGATGGTTCTAAGTCCGTAAACGTAGGTTCATCCTGAGAAACATTTCCTTTGGGATTCTTTCCATCAGACCCATTTTCAATACAAATATAAACTCTAAAATCAGAGTTCATTACATAGTAATTTGAATTATATAACGTTGCAGCATTTGTCAATGGTGATGGATTTTGGATGGTATAATCATCCCTATACATCTCATATCTCGTTCCTGCAACCCAATCAATCCTTCTTATAATTCTTCTAATATTTGCAGAAGTTATCTTCTTTCCATACAAAACAACATCACCTGCGTGACTGTTATAGGCGAAGCTATCCAGGGGTGCAGGAGGTGAAGTATTCCAATCACTAGTTCTACCAAAACCAACCGCAGTCGGATTTGGTAAACTAACAGTAATGTAGTAAGAGTTGGAAGTTGATTCAACTGATTCTACAAAATTACTGGCATTCAGAATTCTAAATTGATCAGTAACAATTGCTGACATCGTTATCTTTTTTTATGTATTTATAGGACCTTTATGGAAGTACAGATCTATCTCTTAAAGCACCACTATCTCTAAATCCGAAATCTCTTCTTTGAATAGTTGGGAATGTTGATAATCCAGCATCAACGGTGAGACCTGTGACACCGATAGAAATTGGATTTGTGCGTGCATTATAATCATATATTCTTCCCCAAGAAATATTTCCGAGTGAAAGAATTGGAGCGACCGCAGAACCTGTGGTTGCAATTCCAACTACATTAGTATTAGAATCAATATTACAAATAATCTGTCCATCAGGTCCGTTATTGGATACTTGATGAACTTTGTAAACATTGTCCAAGAATTGTGTTCCAATTCCAATAACAGATGCATCTTCACCATCAACTGAGGTTACACCAGTTCCAACAGTGGTGTTGTAAATCATTACGGGATATCCCTGTGACAAATCATTAGCATCACTGACATCAAGTGTTCTGAAGTTAATACGAAGTGCTAATGGATGTCCACCAATACCATTTACTGCTGCGATTCCAGTAATAATGCCAGAGAAACCTTGAACATTCTGAATGTCAACGATACTTTCCTTAGTTACCTCAGGAACTTCGATGATCATATTTGGTGGATTTGTATTTGTATATCCAAAACCTGGGTTTGTGATGTTGACAGATACAATTGAATGACCATCTGCTGTTGCTTCTGCAATTGCAGTAGTTCCAACACCAACACCAATAGCAACTGGATTTGCAAATTTAATTGGGAAAGTTCCCGAATATCCAAGACCTGGATTTGTTATGGTTACAGCAGAAATAGTTCCTCCTGCGGAAACAGTAGCAGTAAATGCTGCTGAAACAGGATCATTAGAATCAACAACTAATGCGTCAACATTAGTAATATTGATTCCATAATTATCTTCTTCATAATTGAAGAATTTCGCATTATCGACAAAGATATTAGTACTTGATGTATTCAGATCACCGATAATTCTTGCAGTTGGATAAACTCTTGGTTCAAGAACTGGTCTTGTTTTAGAAACAACATCACCCTTGACAAATTTATCAACTTTCTGCTTATTCCAATCAAGTGGTCTAAACACAGTATCATTGATACCTGGTCCAACATAGATATCTGTTTCAACAGTATCTGATCCTGTGATATCAACAATAGTTCTATCACGAGATTGATCTTTTGGAACAGAGAAACCTGGCATCTTCTTGACAAACAGATCATCACCAATCTTGATCGTTTCTGTGATATTGACGATAGTAACATCAACACCTTCTTGACCAATATAGAAGAAGATATCGACCTTATCACTTTCGTTTGGTGCCTGTGTGAATGTTACAGATGTACCACCTTCAAATTGATATGCAGTTTCTGGTTGTTGCAATACACCATTAATGAAGATAAGAAGAACAGCATTCAAATCAATCTGACTAGAAAGAGGATGATTTGGATCAATTTCAAAACTCAACAATTGTCCATTGTAGAAGAGTGGGAATCTCTTTCTAACACCATTTTGAAGTAGAGCAGTAGTATCAATATAATCCATTTCACCGAATGACCAAGAAGACATACGATCATTGAATGTTTCAACAACTTCAAGTTCGAAATCAGAAACTGGGGAAGTAAGATGTGCTGCGGTAACAAGACCAACAACTTTCATAACGTCACCAACTTTAAAGTTATACCCAGTTCTTGCAACTTCAAAGGATTCTACCTGGAACAAGGTAGATCCAATTCCAACGTTTGTTGAAGCAGCGCCAACTTTTAAGTTAAGGAGTAGATTTTCACCAGTCTCTGTGGTTGCACCCTGTCCAAGACGAGAAACGCCAATTACAGACATATTCTCATAAATTGGTTCTTCAATCGTAATTCTTGGATTGACATATCCAGAACCTGCATTATCAATATTGAATGCAAGTGTTCCACCAGCACCGACAACAGCACTAACCACAGCACCCGTTCCAGCACCACCAGCAGGTCCTACATTGACCGTAAAGGTGTTTGTGGTAGTTGTAGTAACTTCGGTCGTAATGCCTGCCACAGGGTCCGTAGACCTAGGATAAGGTTGCTCTGTGAGGAAGTTATCTTCTGAACAAGACAGAATTAAACCACCAGTATCGAATCCAACTTGGTTTCCTACTTGTAAACCGTGGTTTGCAACAGTTACAATAAGTTTTCCAGTATGTGATTCAAAGTCAGCGCCAGTAGCGGTGAAAGAAGTGGTTCCAGCAGAACCGACGAAAATAGAACCAACACCTGCTCTGACAAACTTATGATCAAATGCAATATCAGTAACTCCAATCGCAACAGGATCTCTATATCCAGATCCGTGGTTCAATGAATAATGTTTGAATACTTCACCAAATCCAACATAATTGTGAGTGATTGTGCTAGTTCCGACCTGAACAGTCAGTTCATTTGCTGAAAGAATATTTACAACATCAAAAGAACGATCATGATCTGGGAAGATTGTTGTAGTTACACCACTGTATGCAGGTGTGCAAGTAAAGTGGAGACCAACCAATTGAACTCTATCACCACCCTTTAAGTAATGATTTGTATGTGTTCTGAGTTCAATAACGCCAGTAGACTTGTTGTATGCTGCTGTTGCAATACCAACAGGATTTCTGTAAGTATTGACTCCGACAACATCAGTAATTGCACCATTTGTAAGATCTGCCTTGACTTTTGCACCAACGAGAGGAGCATATCCAAGACCTGGGGTTGATCCCAGAGAAACAATCATTCCTCCTCTTGGAAGTTGATTCTGATTGATATCAAACTCGGAACGAATGAATGAACCGTCAGTTGATGTAATACCTGTAAATACTACGCTGGAAATTCCTGCTACATTATCATTTTCAAATTCATAGTTGTTTCCAATATTATTGGTTGTAGTTGGTGTTTGGAAGACACCATTCAAGAACAAGATGCCATTTCCTGCTTCAACACCAGTGGTATTACCACCACCAACAGTCATTGTGTAGGTTTTACCAATTCCAGTGAACTGTTCTGAAATATCATCGAACAGCATATTAGTAGCATAATCCTGTCTCAGGAATGTTCTACCAGAGAACTTAGCACTTACGAATGGTAAATTACTTGCATCCCTTCTAGTTCTAGTATTACCCTTTGGAGGATCAGTAAAGTGTACAGTAGAATCAACAATGTTGAATGAACCTCTGTATACTCTTACCTCTGCTCCATTTTCGTGAGCAACTGCCGTACTACCAACAGATGCTCTAACAACAGAAACTGATGGGAAGGTAGAGAATCCAGCAGAGATGACACCATTAATTGGACCTAAAAGTTCTCCACCGACGTTAGTACTAAGACCAACCTCAACAACCTTCATATATTCATCATCAATTCTAATAAGATCTCTTGGTTGAATTGAAGAAATACCACTAATATTGAACGTTGAAATGCCAGCAGTAATTCCATTTGCAGCAAAGAAGGAGTTGTGCTCAAGAGTATGATTAATTGATGTAAATGTAATTGGTTGCTGAACAATACCATCCAGAGCAATAACAGTCTTGGTGAGTTTCTTAGTAAATTCGAAACGATGAGCATTACCAACACCCACATCAGTAAATGTTACTGCAATACCAAGTGCCGCAAATTGAGGAGTTGTTGCAAGTTTAAAGTTATTTGGTGAAGAGACGATAGGATAAACTTTTTCAGGAAGTCTATCGGTTACAATTCCAAGGTAGTTGGCAGTTTGACCAATACCCATATGACTTCTTCCAACACCAACAAATGTTGAATCTGGAATATAGTCTAGTTCTTCGCCAGTATTGAAGAAGTGATCATTAATAGTAAATTCGCCAGTTGCAAGATTAACAGTTGTTGTACTTGGGTCAAATGTCTTAGCATAGATGGGAACACCATCGTGTTTGAGTGGGAAAAATAGTTTGTTTGCTCTTGGACCATTCAATGAATCAAAACCAGAGAGTAAAATGTTTTGAACATTTGAACCATATTCAAGATCTAATGGTTGAGTATCATAATCACTAGTAGTATAGAATGCTTGGTTATATGCTTGTGCTTCTACACTTCCACTATCAGGGAAGAACTTGACTAAGAAGTCGCTTCCAACAATCTGTCCACCAAATGTGCCAAGACCAGTAGTATTTCCAGTAGCAGCAAACATTCCTGGTGTAACAACTACTTTTAAGGAATCACATACAGCAGATACTTGATGAATCGCAGACTGAGTTCCAGATGATACTCTTACAAGAGATGATACTGAACTAAATCTGTTGATATCATATGTACCGATTGTTACTGAACCAGAACCAGAATCGACAACAGATTCTAATACAGCACTATTTTCAGATCCAGGTGGTTGAGATGCTTGTAAGAATCTGTAAATTCCATCACCAGCAGCAGTATCTGCAAATTTAACAAAGTTTGAGCGAACATCATATGTCTGATTAACAGTATTATTGATGACACTTACTGAGACAATACCAGCATTTGCATCATATATGGAAGTAACAATTCCTAACTTAGTTGCACTGTAAGATTGATTATTTGTGTCAAAGTAATATTCACTGATGTTTACATCAGTTCCATCAAAGTCAATAGCAGCTTCAACAAAACTTACATTCGAATTGTTGAATCTATCAGCAATTTCGAAAGAAGCAAATGCGCCATTGAAGTCGGCATCATTAAATTCGTAGACAACCTTTTCACTAGTTGCAGTACCAACACTAGAAATTCCAAGTGTGTTAGATGCAATCAGATCAATAGATGCAATTGCTTGTGATCCAATACCTGCAAATCCATTGGCAAATGTCTTTTTGAGTACCTTAATATCAAGGTCAGTATCAAATGCATCTACTGGGGTAAAGATAAGAGTTTTTCTACCATCAGTTTCAACATCTGCACTAAAATCACCAAGTTTATTTCTACTGAAAGTAGTATTCTTTTCCAAAAGATATGAATTGAGTGTAGTAGACTGTAAGACCAACTCAGTAATTTGTGCATCACCACTATCTGGTGCTACAATCTGAATCACATATCTGACATTGGTATCTACAATATCAATCTCTTCAATTTCAATTGAAGATCCTTGGAATCCTTTACTTGAGAATCTATCACTAATGTCATCGTGAATAAGAACTCTATTTGTTCTACATTCAGTATAATCTGTTAGTTTTCTATTTTTAATTCTCAGGAACTTAGACTGATTACCTCTTACGTCATCATCGACAGTAAAGTCAAAGTTATTGATTGTATCAACTCTTTCCTCATTGATAACATCGAGAATGATAATAGCATTAGTTGTTCCACCAATACTAACACCAGTATCAGTTGCTGACGTAATTCCAACATCAGCAAAATTCTTCATACCTGCTGGGTGAAGAATGCTATTCACTGGTCCAGACATTGTGTCCCAAGGAATAGAACTCTTGACAGAGTATGACAAATTCTGATAATAGTCATTATCTGGAGTTACCTGGAAGTCTTCACTCAACTTACCAATATCATCTCTCCATCCAAGATTTTGACTAGATGAATAGTCAATAGTAAACTTAGATCTATCTTTACTTACACCAGTAATTGTCGCAATAACACCACTAATAACACCCTTGACTTTTTCACCTTTTTGAATGTTATATCTACCAAGAACCTTAATATAATCTTCTCTAACCATAGAGATTCTCAAATCAACAGATCTAAATCCTGTTCCACTATCAACAAATAATTTCTCATTATCTGCAAACGTTGCTCTCTTTCTGATTGCACGAATGTCTGGATAATCTCTCCTATTAACAATAGTCGCATATCCTGACTGGAATGTCTTAGCAATACCTGGATTGGTAGTTAAACCAGCACCAGCATCATCAAGGAGAGAGAACTGAATTGTTGCTGGATTAGCAAGGAAGTTTGCAGTATCAATCTTAAAGAATCTATATCCATAATCCTCAGAATTATATCCTGTTCCAGTTGGAGATACTAACTCAATACCTTCAACAAAGATTTCATCACCATCCTGGAATAGATTCTGAGTGAATCCATTAATAGGTGTATTGATTGTACAAGTTGCAATACCAGATGCACTTGTAAGAATTGAACTAATACCTACACCATTTGAGTTATTGATTGCAATTACTCTATGTGGTTCTGATTCAATTCCAAAGATAGGAGCAATTTGCTCAATTCCAGAAACAGCATCATTAGGTACATCAGCAATTAGTGATGTAGAATCAATAATTACATTCTTTGTATCATTGTAAAGGAGTAAGTCTGGGGCACTCAGATATCTGCTACCACCAGATTCAATTTCAAAACGATCAATGATGTCTAAATCATCAACATTCAAAATAATTGGGAGTGTTGCCTCTGGTCTTAGAGTTCTATCTGATGGATATGCATAATCAATATTTTGAATTCTAAAATTCTTAACCCTACCAATAGTTGTAGAAATTGCAACGATATTTGCATTTCTTCCATTCACAGTTTCAACTTCAGAGAATACTGGAATCTTATCGAAGTTGAATCCACCTGAAATGAGTTTTACTTTTGCAACACCACTGTTTAAGGCAGTTTCTGATCTTGTACTGTATTCAATAAGATCTGTTTGATCTTTGGTGTAAGAAAGTACACTAGGAAGTCTATTTGGAGAGAATTTGAAAGTAGTGGAAGTTACACCACTTACAGAATATCTTCCATTATATTCACTATTAACATAATTAATTTGTGAATAATTTCTGACTGAGATATCAGAAGTGCTAATATATCCCGCTTTTTCTAAACCATAATACAGGATTGATGGTATATTCTCAGAATAGTTAATTGTAAGTGATGCGGTTGCTGCAACACCAACAACACCGCTGCGTTCTACATTGAATTGTGTATTATCATATGTTGTTATAAATTCATTTACAAAGTTTTGATCAGTGTAGATATTGAGATTATATCCAACAAGTGATGGATCATTGAGGTTGAATCTTATGTCAGAATTTCTGACAACATCAATTTTTGGATTGACAAGTCCAAAAGTATGACTTGTATCTCCAGTCCCAACAATATTAATTGTCTTCTCAGACTCGGGGTTTGATTCATAGAGTGTTTCTGCAAGTCTGAAAGAGTTTCTAGTATCTTCAACAACATAGTATGAACCAGTTGTTAATCCAGAAGCAACTTCGGAACTTTCATAGAAAACTTTATCACCAGTTTTGAATCCATGATTAGGAATTGTAATCTGATTTGTTACAGTATTGATATTAGTTGAATTAACTCCAACTGGATTAACAATCAACTGCTTATGTTCTTCATTAAATCTCAATGTAAGTGCAGCAGTTGTTCCAACACCAACAACAACGTTTGGTTTTACAGTTAGTGAGATTGCGTCCTTATTTTGCAATCCGTGAGATGAACCAGTGCTTACTGTTGTTACAATTCTATCTACATCACCTGTAACTTGGGTCTTATGTGTAGTTAGTAAATATTCATCATTATCTGTACCATCACTGTAGAAGAATAATCCAGCAGTATTAGTAGTTAATCCTACCTGAGTCGTAAGTCCAATGTAATCTGCACCCTTACTAATTACAAATACTTCCGAAATTCTGGTAGTTTGATCTGGAACTGTAAAAGTATTAGTATTGGTATCATCATTACCCGAAATCAAAGCAGTTACACCAGATTTTGGTGACATTGTGAATGTCAAACGCTCACCTGTCTTGAATGGGTGATTTGGAATGTAGATGCTTTGATATGGAATAGAGACAGTATTTTGTATTCCACCAACGGTTCTGGTTTTAGAGATTGCTCCACCAGAAGTTGTTCCAAGACCAACAGATTCTTTCGCGTTGAAGTAAACTAAACTATTTCTCTCAGATTTAAATTCAGGTGTTCTTGCAGCAATAGCAATTCTTTCCTGTCTTACGTTAACTTTACTGGAGAAGGTGTGTGCAACACCAGCACTAGCAAATCTCTGAACCTTGATAATACCGTTGCCATAGTTATTCAGAATTCTAACAATTTCTTGCCCACCATTTGATGAATGGATTGTTAGACTATTTCCAATTGATACCTGAGGGATACTAGAAACAAAAATATCCTCAGTAATACCACCAGGTGTTGCGGTATAAGAAGACATTGTTGCTGCAAGAGAAACATTCTCTGTACCAATACCAATATTATGATTTCCATAAAGATTGGAGATTGAAGTGGAAAGTCCACTTACATAAACTACATCATTATTGTCAAGATCAAAACCATCTCTGAAATATGCAGATACTTGTCTGTTATTATCTCTGATGAGAGTTGCATTATCATATCTTTCCAATTCGGTAGAAAGTGATAAGACATCCTTACCAGTAACCTCTAATACTTCACCACTTAATCCTGTTCCTCCAGTGTTTTCCTGGTCAAACTTAACAAGTTCACCTACTTTATATCCTGAACCACCTTCAATGACATCTATTTGCTCAATAGATCCTTTGGATACTGCTGTAACAAAACTCTTTTGACTAAAAGATTCATATCCTTCATCAAGGAAATCATAATCTGCTTCTGGTTCAGCAATCTTATATGGATATGTATTTCGAACTAAAGAAGAATTATTAAAGTCAAAAGTTTGATCCAATATCAAGTTTTCTTTTTCAAACTTAGATTGGAAAGTTTCTCCAACAAAATATGGATACTTTGGTTCCAAAGTATTTGAAGTCAAACTTGTTGTTACACCAGCGAAGTATGCGTAAACTCCATTAGGGAATTCTGGTGTTTTGCAGAATCTACCATTATGAACATCAAGATCACCAGAATTTGTAAATCTGTAATCTTCTGTGAAGAATCCTTCTGCAAAAGTAGTAACAGGAGGTCTATCAAAGATACCTGTGGAATCTAATACATATCCAGGATTAATAATACCTACACCAGTAGCAGTGGTTCCATCTTTATATCCAAACGGACCATAAATTGGATTTCCATCATATGCCCATCCAATAATTGGTGAGTGATTGGAAAGAGTATCATTTAATTTTCCAGCAAGATCTGTGGAATATCCATACATTGAAAATGACAGATAGTCTTGAGTGTCATTCTCATAAACATTTGAGAAAATCTTGGGAGTTCTATTTTTGGCAAACTTACCAAATCTTTCTACATCATTTACATGAAGGTCTCTAACAGATGGATTGAATATTGCATTCGAACCTCTATTTTTTACAAAAATTGTAGTAAAGTTTGGATCATATCCCAAACCACCATTGATAACTACAACGTCTACAATACTACCATTAGAAATTTCTGGTCTTAAAATTGCACCTGTTCCAGTTCCATTAGAATCAGTAACTACCAATTCTGGTAAAGAGAAATACTCATCACCACCACTCAATACTTGTACTTCTACAATGCGACCATTTGAAATAACTGGATTTAACTGTGCATTTTTTCCATTCTTTAATGTTACTAGTGGTTTCTTATGGAGGTTCAGTATTGTTGAACCATATCCAACACCACTTTCATAAAGGTATGCACCAGTAATTTCACCAGTAATAACGGGAGTAAACTTAAATGTTCCAGTAACGCTTGATCCAAAGGATACTGTTGCATTTACCTCAATTTCTGGATACTTGAAGATATGATATCCACTTCCTTTTGACTGAATATCTACAAACTTTTGTCTTACCAAATCTGTTGTGACAGTTCCTGCAATGCCAACATTGATAAGTTTGAAGGTATCTTCATTCAATGCAAAGATTGAGTATCTGTCTGATGTAGATAAACCTACAATCTCAGTCCCAGTACAAGAGTAATTTACTACATCACCAGTCTTAAATCCATGATTCTTAAATTCAATCCGATCATAATCAGTAGAAATTCCTTCTGGTTTTACTCTTAACTTTCTATGCTGATAACCACTGCCAGGTTCAATAACTTCAACTTTTGCTAAAGTACCTTGTGAAAGTGTTCTGAACTTGTGTATACCAGATGCATTAGTGGTAGTGGTAAGACCAATAGTATTGATACCAGATATAGCGTCTGAGTCACTTTTGAAAAGTTTGATAGTTGATGTGTTTACAAACTTTGCAACATATTCATCTCCACTAACAAGAGTTCCTGGTGTTCCTCCTTCAACAACTGTTATTGGGTCATTTCCATTTTCGTTGTAAATCAGATGTTGGAAGTCGCGAAGATTATGTTGCTGTTTAAATGTAATAGTTTCATCTGTAATATCGATGCCACCACCAAGAATGAGTGGTCTGCTATCAAATTCCAACTCTCTGAATCGTTGCGCCATCACTGGTTGCAGAACACATCCAGAACCATTGCCGCCCGTTACAGAAACAGATGCAATATTTTGAACATCAAAGTCCTGGGGATCAACAAATACTTGTTTTACAGATCCTTCAATAATTGGTTCTACAAGTGCTGTTGTTCCTGTACCAGCAGATATTTCAATTTGAGGTGGATTTACAACATCGTAGTCTTTTCCACCATTAAACACTTCAAAATTTGAAAGAGGTCCATAGTAAATTCTATCATCAGAATCTGGACTTGAAATTTCAACACCATCAATAAGAATACCAATACCCCGAGTTCCTCTACTATCAGAAACGGCATTCCTTTCTGGAGTTTTTAATGGGAATTTTCTAAGAATATTATTTGGAGAAAGAACTCTTGTTCTATGCTTTTCAAGTGTGAATCTATGAATTGATGGTGTTGTATTTGGTGCTATCTCTACGAACTGAGAACCACCAATCAAAGATCGTGAAATATAAAGTCTAATTTTGTTTGATGCAGAGACAAAGACAAAATATTTTTCACCAGATTCTAAACCAGCGAGAGGATTATCTGATGTATATACAATTCTATCACCAGTGATAAACTTAACGTTAGATGAAAACTTAATTGTACTATATGTTTTCTTGACTACGTTAAGGTCTTCGAGATTATTATCTGAACCATCTGGAAGTGAAGATTCTATAATTTCTTCATTAATTTCATATTTTGGAAGTGATAATGATGCAACATATGCCTCATCACTTGTATCAGATGTGTAAAGATTTTGAATATTTGAAAAATATACATCATTACCTGCCAGTAGATTAATATTACTACTAGACGCAGTTTCAATTTTTCTACGGATAGTGTAGCTAACCGACGCTAATCCAACAAATCCAGAGATGTTATTAAGAACAATCTGTCTATTTGATGCATTAATGCTAGAAACCTCTGCATCTGCTGATGCAATTATTTGAGATTGTCCGACTAATATATCAACCTTATCACCAACTTTTAAACTTGACTTATCAATGTCTTCTGTTGATAAAGTGAATGTAGATCCATTGATGTCAGATACATTAAATCTAGCACTAGTATTGTAAATCCAAGAATTTGCAAAGATTTCTTTGTAAGTATTATCAATACCATTATTTCTAATAACTTCACCAATAGATTGAATTGATATTTCTTCACCAACTTCTACTCTAGAAATATCATCAATACCTACAAAATCACTAAGAACTCCATTGATACGAACTTTAATAATTTGAGACTCATCACCATCAGCATATCCATAAACAAAGATGTCGTCTCTTACTTCATCTAATACATCAATCTGTTTTGTTACTCCACTGCAACCAAAGAATTGATTAATTGATTTTGAAGTATATGTAATTGTATTGCCGGCACAGGTAATTGTTCCTGCTTCTTTAAATCCAATAGTAGAATCAACAGTGATTACAGTGCCACCAACTGGTACTGTTTTGAGAACTTTACTGAATCCTGGAATTTCAAAAACACCTTCAATGTTACTCTGATCATCATATCCAACAAACAAACCAAGTTTGAAGTATGATTTTCCTTCTCTTGTGAAAATTTCTACCTCAGAAACAGATGCTGTTACAGAAGGAATTGTTTTTTTATCTGTTGATTTATATAATGCTTGACCCTCTAACTTGAATGGATCACCTTCAAGTGCCTCAACAATAACAATCTCACGTCTGATGAAGTCAGTAGAAGATGGTTTGATCAGTCTAGTTTCAAGATCTAATACCTTTGCTTCCTCACCATAAAGAACTTTGAAGAGGATTTTAATCGACTCTTCAATACCCTTAGACTGATAAAAGTTTCTTGCAAATTTGAGGAAGGTACTTACATCAAGATCCTCAACAAAAGTTTGCTCTTCTAATCCAGGAGCAAATGTTCTTTTTAATTTCTTATAAAATTCCTGTAAAAACAGGACACTTAAATTGATTACAGTGCTAGTATTAGTATGTGCTGCCGCCTCAGTATCACTGAATACTACGGATTCTTTATTTACAGTACTGATGGTATTCTGGATTCCAGTTTCATATCCAGTAATACCACTAAAACCACGAATACATCCAGTAAACGTTGTAGAAGTTTTTCCAGTATATGTGATAATCTCATCATCAATTTTCAGAAGACCATAGTCATCTGGAAATCCTTTGGTAGAAGTAACGGTAATAGTCGTATCTGTATCACTAACCGCAGAAGTGAGCGTTGTTTTACCAACAACAACTTCTGGAACCAAATTATCAATTTTTAAATATCTGTCAAGATTAGAGATAAGGTCATCATTACCTCCCTGATTCTCTTGGGAGATATAATATTGCTTGAAAAATTCAATTGCCTTTGGAAATTCGGCAATTAAAAATTCTGGAAGTTGGCTCTCAATGATTTTATTGAGTTCCACTCTCTTCTCAACATGAGACATATTTTATTTCCTCTCTAATGCTCCGTTTGAATAACTTGAAGTATAATAATCTCTTGTAAAAGATACGCCAGAAATTTCTTCACCAGATGCAATTACATCTTTAATCATATTTATCTTGCTATTTGAAACATCAAAACTTAAATATAAGTCTTTGAGACCAACAACATCATTCGATTCTGGGAATGCTTGAATCTCAATAATATCTTCAGGAACGACTGTATCTACGATATTTACAGTGTTAAGAATGATTTCTCCTTTCTTGTAATCAACTATTCCGGCTTCTTTAGCAACAACGAATTTTTCACCATTCTCTCCTACCTTAACTATAGAAAGAATTCCAGTAGTTGTGGTAGTTGGAGTGTCTGTTAAGTAAACAACAGAAGATTCTCCTGCAATTCTGAATCCAGTAGACTTAATATTGAATCCATTTGGTTTAACGTGGAATTGATTACCAAAGCACAACTCATATTGTGCGAACTGATTCCTCAAAACCTTTAAATCTCTCCTAATAACCACTTTTGTGATGTTAGAAGTGATTGCAGAGTCAACTCTATCAATGAGTTGAAGGATTTTACTGTATTTGAAGCGTCCACCAAAGCGATTCATGTCAACATCTTGGGCATATTCTGCCAAAGTTGATGTTACATTGGTTTTTAATGTTTCAACATTGGAAACTTGACTTGTATTGAAGTAAATTGCGGAGTCAATCTCCACATATAGTACTTTCAAGTCAATAATTTTTTGATTGATACCAGCAATAGCGTATTTTTTCAGTTTATTGAGGATACGTTGCTTGTCAAAGTCCGAAACATACGTTCCATTCTTTGGTTTGATGCTAATCTGAACGGTTCCAAACTTAGGTGGACTTAATTCTTCACCACCAACCACTGCAACGGACTCTGTATTAGGGTAAATGTCCTGAATAATCGCTTCGTAGTCGTTTGTTGTAACCGCTCTGTACTGCGCTGAGTAAAGTCTAGGGGCAAAGTACTTAATAGACGATACATTCTCTATATCGCCGCCGTTAGACGCCTTCTGGACGGTATTAACGGTGATTGTGTCGCTAGGAACGACCCTAATATTCGAATCATCGACAAAATTGCCTTGGAAATCAAAACGTGCAGCACCATTTCCTGCTTTTCCATCAGTTACGATGTATCTAACGGTTATTACAGCGTTATTTTCGAGTGGTCTGCCAAAATATCCGTCACCAAACAGGATTTCATACCTTTCATCCTGCACTTCTTGCAATAAGAAGATTTCAGAGTTCTTATCAAGGTTCAAAATGTTGTCAGCGACCTTATATTCTCTTCCAAGACCACTGTCATTGATCCCTTTTACAAAAACTCTAATTGAAGCAGAGTCAATATTGGGATTATCAAGAATAAAACGTTGATCAACGCTCTTATCAACCAAAAATTGCCTTGATAAGAAGGATCCTTGGAGAAGTTCGAGTGGTTGATCTGTTGATCCGAAGGTTGCAACACCGTTTACGACGGTTGCAGTCACATCTTCTGGAATTGAGAAGCGATAAGCAGTGTTATCAAACGCTCCAACGCATACCAGACCCGCTCTGAGGGTCAAAAACGTGCTTGTAGTAGTGGTATTGACGCTGAACGTTACTTGTGCCTTAGCGGCGCTTCTAGACCGTGGTATATATCCAATGTTTCGTGCCAGTGACACCACATTTTCACGAACTGTTGCTGCATCCAGGAAGGATTCATTGACAACTAAGTTCGCATTGAACGCATTAATATACGTATTATATGCTAAGGTGTCGATAAGAACAGAAAAATTAGACCCTTCAAAGTCAAAATCCGTGAAATTTGAATTTGCAC